AATTTTTACTACAATTTATATGCTCATCTAATTCAAAATAATTATTACTTTGTAAAACTACTGTAGAACTTTTTGGTACATTACTTAACCATTCTAAATACTGCTCTTGATTTATATGCTCACAACTAGTGTTAATTATAAGATAAGGTGGTTTATCATATTTATAAGTTACCATATCTTGTGTAATGCTATTAAACTTTCCTTGTATTTCATATCTTTTATTAATTGTATTTGCTGTATTTTCACACGTTCTATCAATATCAATAGATGTTATATGCCTAATACCTAAATTTGAATTAAACAATAGTGATGATAATACTCCGTTCCACCCACCATGAATAACTACATCAGCATTCATTATAGATCTGTTATGTTTTTCTAGTGCTTCTATTAACCAAATTTTACTTTTTACTTGTCCTTTCCAAAAACTTTCAAGTGTACGATATCGGTTATCGCTATTACGAATAGCGTCCATCCAAAATAATACATCTTCTATATCAATCTTCATTATCGATCACTTTAAATATGTTTGGTTGAGATTTTGCACTTTTTATATAATGTTCTCTATTATAGTATAATTTATTCATAATTTTATTACATTTTTCACGTTTGTCAGACTCTGAAAGATTGCAAAATTTTACAATTTGTTGTATTGCTAAATCAACTCTTTTTACATGGTTAGGTTCATTATCGTAAGATTCGTCAAACAATTCTTCAAAAGTTTGATATCCTTTCTCTTTTAATAATTGCAACATTTTTGGAGGACCAATCACAATAAATGGATGTAAGTTATAAAATGCTTTATAAATTTTTTCTGTAACAAATCTATGCGTAATAGAAGTTTCACTAATAACACTAAAATAAGTATGTCCGTAGTGATCAAAGTTAGTTTGATCTGTAACACTTAATGAAAATTTATCTGAAGGTATATCTAAAATCATAGGCTTAAAGTTATCTACAAAATTATCTAAATGATCTGACCCTGCATTATTTTTGTTAAGTACATCAACACATTCTTGTAAACTAAAGACACCATTTGTATACTCGGTTGCTGTTAAACTAACAATACCTTTATCTAAAACGTTGTGTTTATCTAACTCTGATACTGCATATAGTCTGTGTGGTCTAAGTTTACCATTGTAAAAAAGATAGTCTTTATTTTTTCCTTCAACTGCATCTAAATAATATTTTGCAAAAAAGTCTATACTGATAGGAACAAGGAAATCTTCAATAACATTTTCTTTTAAAAACAATTTATAGTTTTCTTTTAGATCATTATCGCCAAACACTAGATAAATTTTTCCTTCTATATCATTATGTTTAACACTTTTATAAATGTTTATTAACCAATCATCTAGAGAATGCCCTTCTTTAGGATAATATAATATTATTTTTAAACCTTGACGTAGTAAACTCTTTGCTTGTGTAGACATTAATGAAAATAAGTCAACATCTTTGTATACATTGTGTAATTCTATTATATAATAATTTTTATTGTTAGGATTAAAGGTATCTCCAACTTGTTTTGATTCTGCATCAAATATAGTTCTATTACTATAAACAAAGTCTTCATGTTGGCAGTTTACCTCTGCATCATACCATAGTGTAATCATATTTTCCTCTTTGGTATTTTGCTATCTGCACTACTTACACACGTAGGAGTTATACACTTAGATGGTGTCTTAAACAGCGTAAAACCGTCTTGTAGCGTTCCTAACGGTTCGTCATGACATGAATAGCTTCTGCGTACTTCATGCTCTCTAATAACACAACTTTGATAGCCTGCATTACAATTCCAACCTTTAAATTTGTTAAACCCAAACGCATTAAAACGTTCTGCTTGATCAAACTTGTATTGATTGTTATTATCGTCTACTAATTTAATTTGATATATTTCTTCGCCATTCCAGCTTTGTGGAAATCCTATTTGCATAAGATGTTTTTGTTCTTGTGTATAACCGTCAACTATAGCAGAAGCAGTAGGATTTGATTGAGGTTTAAGAGTTACATTAATACCTCTTTCAGCAAATCTCTCTAATCTTTCATAAAGCTCATTAAATAATTCTGGTACCATTACTTGATTAATTGTAACATACACACCGTTATCTATCAACTGTAAACATTTGTCACCAAACTCTTGCTCTTTAGCAAATTCAGCATGGTAACTAGCGGTAATACTTCTACGTTGAAGTTTAGATGTTGCTTCTATCCATTTATTCCACCATATGCTTCCTGGCGAAAGGTTAGTTGTCATATGAATACTTTGGTATTCTGGAGCAGGATCATTTGCATAGTGTTCTATCACTTTGCCAAAGTGCTTATAGGCAGTAGGTTCGCCGCCGCTAAAAGAAAAGTGGAAATCAGTGAAGTTATTTTCACGTGCCTGTGCTTTGATACTATCTATGGTGTTTAAGTACAATTCTAAATCTTGGTGGTCTGGGGTACTAGATCTAGCGTGTGGCCAGCAATAACTGCACTCATAATTACAAAATCTAGCCAGGATCCACGAAACTGCAAAAAGATGAGTCTCTAGCATCGTTTGTTGGCCAAACTTGGTTATATTATCCCATGGGATACTTTGAAAATTATTCATACTTATTATTACTATCGTAAATTAATTTACTACATTGTCTTGCACATGTCATACACTTATCTTTCCCGTTCCAATAAGTATTTAACTTCGGCCATAGGGCTCCTGTTTGCTTTAAGGCACCGTGTTGGCACTTAGGAATGCCTATTACTTCTAACATTTCTTTTGTATTTTGTACACTTAAATTTCTAAGTTTGTGTATAGGCAATGTTTCTTCTATTGGCTGTTCTAAACTGTCGCCGCCTATCCAACAACACGGAAATATGCTTCCATAAGGGTCAACATATATACTTTGCTCGTTTGTACACTTAGGATCAATTACACTTTTTTCAATAGCACTTTCTCTAAACTGTACATCTAACAAGTTTTCTAAACTTTTGTTTGGGGTCTTTTTCCATTTGGGCAATTCTGCTGGTTTTAGATAATATTCAATATCCCCTTTAACATTTTGTACTTTGTATTCTTTCATTTCATAGAATCTCGTAGTACTAATAAAATTAACTTTGTCTACTCCTAAGTCAAGTAGATATGACTCTAGTTCTTCTGTTTCATGTTCGTTATGTGCAAATACTAAACTATCAACTCTTGCTGTTCCTCCTGCATTTATAAAAGCACTCATATTTTCTATAACTTTTTCAAATTTTGTATTACGCCTATATAACTCATGTTTGCCTGGAAAGCCATCTACAGCAAAAATTACTTCGCTGTTACGTTGTGTTCCTATTGCTATTGCAAGTTTACTCCACCATTTAGGATCACGCATTCCTCCATTAGTGTGTAATGCAAGTCTAGTTTCCTTGTTACACGATCTTACGTATTCATATATTTCTAAACAATCTTTTGCAAATGCAGGGTCACCGTAATTTCCACAACTATAAAAGTTATACAATTTTTCTAAAAATTCTTTTGGAAACCACTCTTTAAATTGCTCTATAGAAATATCACCATTACGTATAAAAGGCCTTACTGCGCCGCCGTGATAATTCCTTGCACACATTGGACATTGTGCTTGGCACTTATCAGTAAGTTCAATGTGTACTGATGTAATATCTTCAATTTTCTGCATTAAATTTTTCTCTTAGCCAAGCAAAATCATTTATTAGCCGAAGGTCAGCCCCAATAGAAAGGCCAAACTCCATGCCAGCCCTAGCACCTCTAATCGCATACTCACGAAATCTTCCATTAGCTGTAGTAGTCCATATTTTAAGTCTTTCATCTGTTTCTTCCTGATCTTGTCTATCAATTACTTTACTACTTAATTTTGCACATTCTCTAAATGCACTTTTCCATGTACTCCAAGGATCTGTATCAAACACTGAAATATTACTAACTGTAGGCATCGCTTTAAATTTAGGGCTTAATGTTGTCGTCATATCAGTAGTTTTTTCATTCATATTTAAACATGCTTTAGTAGGCAATAGTTTTGCACCGCCATAGCCATACTCTAAATTATTTACAGGATTTTTTGCTCGCCAAACATGTACAGTATCTTGATCCCAACTTGCAACTTGATACGAAAGATCAAAATCATCAACAACTTCTGCATCTCCGTCAACTACAAAAAACATATTTGTTTGTACTCTTTCTGCGGCTTTTTTATGTGCTTGATGTATACCATCGACATCTCTTATCCATATTAAGTTTGTACTTGGAGATGTTAATTGTATATGTTCTTGTAACTTCCTAAAATGTTTATCTGCATTAGATTCGTAATAGCTAATAAACACAACATCAAAAGTTTTAGGTATTGAAGCGTTTATGTCTAATTCTTTTTTTCTCATAAAGAACTTATAATCATATTCTTTACTGCTTACTTGTACATCTTTAGAACATAAAAATATTCCGTCATAGTATTTTTGATTTTTAAATATATGAACTATATCTTTATCCCATGTAGGTATTTGGTAATTAAAATTAAAATTATCAACATTAAGATTTGATGTAACTACATAGTAAAACTTAGACTTAATCTTTGACCGTTTACTTAAATATTCTTGATAATTAGAACAATATATTACTTCATTTATTTCAGGAGTAGACGCAACAATGTCTATTTCTTTTTTGTTTGTAAAAAATCTGTAGTCAAATTCTTTTTTAGATACTTCTTTGTCTTTATGTTGGATCCATACACCATCGTAATAATCGCCATTTTTAAATGCATGTATGATATCCTTTTCCCAATACGGAACTTTATAATTAAAATTAAAATCGACTTTTAAATATATATCACATGGTACTACATAAACAAAATCAGTAGTAGACTTTTTTAAACCATTTACATAATCTTCATAAGTTTTTACATATAAAACATTATATTTTTCTGGCTTACTAGCTGTTATATTAATTTCTTTTTTATTACTAAAAAATCTATATGATAATTCTCTGTTTGAAACTTCGCATCGTTTAGGAAACAGACATACTCCGTCAAAAATTTTGTCGTTTAAAAATACGTGAATATAATCTTCACTCCATTCATCTACTTCGTAATCAAATTTAAAATCTTCTATAAGATCAATGTCAGGCCATATTGCCCAAAACATTTTTGTAAAAATTTTAGTCTGTGCATCAGTAACTGTACTGGCAATCTTAGCATTTGGAAACGTAGATTTTATCTTATCCCATTTGCTATCTTTAGATCCTATATATACAATATCATACATAATTTACCATATACGTGTGTTCCCATAGTGAACAACCGTCATGTCATCGTATTGATGTTTAGGTGTAACCCTCCATGGGTCAAAAATTGTTGCTCCAGGCACATGTGGTATAGGATCTGTTTCATGAACACGTACAATTACATCTGGATTTTCTTTTACTACATCACCTTCTAATTCTGTAACAAAAAACTGTACTAGCACACTGTAACTACCATCTACATAATCTACATCAGGCTTATAACTATTGGATGTAAACATTATACGGTTGCCATGTTCTAATATTGTTTCTGCCATATTTTTTGCTTGTATTTCTCTAGCATACATCACCGAGTCAAACAAATCATATTCTAATCTCAACTCTTCGCTAAGCCAACGTAACGCAATGTTATCTCTTGGATGGCATGCTCCACCATCGCCCATTCCTGCTTTCATATAACCTGGGCCCATAATACGCTTGTCGCTATGTGCAAGTGCATTAGTTACAACATCAACATTAATATTACCTTGTCTTTCAGCAACGTCTTGTATCATATTAACTAATCCAATCTTAGCACTAATAAATGTGTTATAGAATACTTTGATGCATTCACATTCGTCCCAAGTACCAATTTCGTAGCGTGGATTATTTTCCACAATAGTTTCGTACAAATCTACTAGCTGTTTTGCGTCACCAGTTTTAGAGCCATCATGTGTTCCAATCATTATCATTTCTGGATTGGCCATATCCCATGCAACAGTTCCCATAGCAATTAAGTAAGGATTGTAAACAAAACGTGTATTACCGCAAAGTCTCCAAAGCCTATGTCTTACCGTACCAGGTAATACTGTGCTAATAAGAACAAGCAACTGGTTTTTATTCATATGTTTATTTGCTTCAGTAAGTACACTTTCTACTATATCATAAGCAAAGTCCTTTGGCGGTAAATCGCTAGTAGGATATCTTCCGTCGTATTGGGGATCATGTGGTGTAGGTACAGAAACAAAAACAATGTCAACATCTTTGACTGTGTCTTTAATGTTATCCTCTACAATAACATAGTCACTTTCAACTTTTCGAGTATCGTATCCTAATACAGCATGACCTTTTTTGGCTATAACTTCTGCACAAGGTAAACCTAGTTTACCAAGGCCTATAAATGCAATTTTACTCATTTTATTTGTCCTTCTTTTATTAAATCTAATTTATTAATTATATCGTTTTTATAATGTAACTGTCTAT